GGGGGGGCAGCACACAATAACATCAATAGGAATTGGAGAGGCGTGTATCAACCAAGATCTTGCAGTTAATATGCTGCATAAACCCAACGTACTGTGGGAGCAGTTGGACAAGCTAGATAGACCTGATGTTATTCTAGCTAGTCCGCCATGTGAAAGTTGGAGTGTAGCAAGTGCGATGAAAGGCGGTAATGCGTGTTGGAAACAAGAAAAGGATATGACTATCAATCTATTTGGTGAATACGAGCAAGGGAGTAAATTCACAATCAGAAATCACATTGATTATGAAAACTGCCAATTCAAATACGATAAGTCATTCCTAACACGTATCAATGGTGAAATGTGTATCTATAACACATTGAAAATTATTGAGCGGTATAAGCCTAGGGTATTCGTGATTGAAAACCCAGCATATGGGCGGATATGGGAATACATCAAAAATGTAATAGGGTTTGATATTTCTTATGAGAATTTAACTTATTACAACAACTATGATTATCCAATTAAGAAACCGACGAAATTCGCTAGTAATATCGATTTAAAGCTATTGAAAGATAATATAAAGAACACTATTAAATTTAATAAGCTAAATATAACTGGTGTTAATCGGTATAATGTACGGTCAAATATTCCGTTAGAGTTAGTGAAAGATATTTTGAAGCGATGCGATCAATATATTAAATGGCAGTAAGAGGTGATATGTCTTGAATTACATAGAAAATTGGTTTGCGCTAGGTGCTTGTATATATAGCAGAAAAACCGCAGATGCAACATTGGCCGCGCTAGGGTTAAGGAAAGAAATAAAACGAAAGCCAGTATACCCAGAAATTGAAGCAGGTGCATTGGTCGCATTGCGTGAAAAAGGATTGAGCGTGCGACAAATTGCAAGCGTATATGGCGTATCGTATACATTTGTTAGAAACCGCTTGTTAGCTGCTGGGGTAAGCCTTGAAAGAATGAAACCAAATAACAAAATTACCTATGAATATCAAGGGGGAATTGATAAATGAATGTAAAGGTAGACATGGGGAACGGTAGAGTTTTTACATGTGAGCAACTAGCTAGCGCATTAACGATAGTTATTGAAAACATGATTTTAAAACCGAAAGTAACGCAAGATAGATTTTTAATTACGCTTGAATATAAATATCATAAGGACGGCAAAACGAAACGATTACGGCAAGCGCTTTCCAAAATGGTAATGGAAGTATTCAACGGAACGGTTGAAGCGTACATTTACAACGTGCGGCAGCAAGTGAAGGAGATTATTGTAAAAGAGGAATTGAATTATGACGAATGAGCAAAAATGGTTATTGCAAGAAATGTATAACGAAGGTTATAGAGGCATTAAGATTGAAGGTGTTTACGCATTTTTCGTAAATCCTACATTTATTGAAAACGGCGGGAATTTCAAGATACGCGATCATACCCCAAGAATTCCATGCAAGGTGCTGGGGTTAAATCCTAATACCCGTAAATATTCTATTGCATCATTATTGGGCATTGTGGAATGGGATAAGGTTCCAGTTGATACGCCTATCATCGTGAAAACGCCATATGGCAATTATAAGCGGTATTTTTCCGAATATAGCAAAGGGAAGGTTTGGTATTATAACTCCGGAGCAACAAGCTGGAGTAACGGTTTATTGGGGTTGGTTACAGGAGCAGCACCATGCGATGTGAGGTTAGCAGAAAATGAGAGTAATTGACATAGTATTTAAAGGTCGCCCGATTACTAAAAAGAACCACGGTCAAATAGTTAAACGTGGCAATAAGCTGGGTTACATTCAATCAGAAGCATATAGAAATTATGAAGATGCTTGCTTGTGGCAATTAGCTGGCAAGAAACTGCATATATCTGGCATTGTGGTTGTTGAGTGTAAATACTATCTTCCCAATAAAAGAAGTTGGCCGGACTTAATCGGACTATTACAGGCGACTAGCGATATATTAACAAAAGCGAAAGTAATCGACGATGATAAATGGATATGTTCTTATGGTGAAAGCTGCATCGCTGGTATTGATAAAGATAACCCGCGGGCAGAAATTCGCATTATGGATAGGCGAAACGCCGTACTAGAACAATTATTAAAATAGGGGAATACGTCAATGAATACAGTAATGAGCAACGCAAGCGGTTCCGGGGTTCCGTTTAATTGTCAAAACTGGCTGGCGTTGGGTGTAGTGATATTTACAGAAATTGACATTGACGATGCACTACAACAAATAGGCCTAAAGACTAGCGGAAATCAAGAAGAATGGCGGGAAGCGAACAAAGAAAAAATCATTGCATTAAGAAAAGCCGGTTTAAGCGTAAAGGCGATTAGTCGCCGGCTATGTGTTACAACCTACGGCGTAAAAGTGATATTAAGAAATGCGGGGTATTTGAAATGGGTGTAATCAACAAAATTAAACGGTTTCTATTTGGTGATAAGCGATACAATGCGGATATTATTAAAGTTAAGCGATGCTTGCCCGGTGTGTTACTGCCGAAAGTTGGCAGCGAAGATGCTGCCGGCATGGATTTTTATCAACCAGAAAGCGTAGTGATTAAATCACATCAAACGCAATATGTAACGCTGGGTTTAGCGGTGGAAATTCCAAAGGGGTATATGTTAATGCTGGCGCCACGATCTAGCATGAGCAAAACACCGTTAATTATCCCGAATTCGTTCGGGGTAATTGATGCAGATTATAGAGGCGAAATAAAAGCAATTTTGCACAATACCAGCGATGATGCATATTTAATTCAAAAGGGCAATAGATTAGTACAGGGTATTCTTGTACCAGTTGGCGCATTGAAGCTGTTAGAGGTTACACAATTAACCGAAACGGCGCGCGGTACTGGTGGCATCGGAAGCACGGGGAAATAATCATGATTAAATTCTTGTTTGATGCTGCATTGGCGTTTTCGTTAGTTGTAGCATTGTTTAAGCTAGTATCGCTATTTACGGCGTAGTGAATAAGGGGCGAAATAAACGCCCCTTTGATATAATATTAGTAGGTGAAAGGGGAAATGTGTAATGCCTATTATTAACCCGATGTATTTGTATTTGATTGAGGTACTACATAATTTAGACGTGTTTAATCAAGGCGTTTTTATACTGGCATCAGCTATATTATTTATGCTTGTGGTTGTTTATCCGGAAAGCGTAACATATGGCGATGAGAAAAAACTAAAAAAATATATTTATATTTGCGGTTTTGTGTGGTTAGTATCGTTTGCCATTTGTGTTTTTGTACCTACCAAAGATGCTATGTATAAAATGCTAATTGCCAGCTATGTAACAACTGACAATATCCAAATAGTGAATGATGCTATCAAAGGCAATTTACAAGACTACTTGAACATGTTAGGGGAAACAGTTAAGAACATGCGATAATGAACCATACGGGGGAAATATGACGGATAAAGACTACAGGGAATTAGCAAAAGAATATTTAGAACCTATCAAATTAATCACAATGAAGATTAACTCATTGAAGGAAGATCTAAAGCATCTACAATCAGACATTACAACAATAGGCGCCGTGGACTATTCCAAAGAACGCCTAACGGGTGGCGGAACACCGGGCGGACTAGAACAACAAATTGTAAGACTTGAAAGCAAGCGCGATGCCGTACACAAAGAAATAGGTGCATTGATTGACGAACGGGAAACCGCGGCGGATATCATCAACACATGCACCAAAGGGAAAACCAATATTTTATTATTGCGCGAATACATCGACGGAAAAAGCGCCAAGCATGCGCGGTATTTTACAGACCTAGAAAAGTCGCAAGCGGCAGAATTAAAAACGGCTGGCCTTGTACAAGTAGGGTATTATTTACATCATACATATTACGCGTGCATGTATACTGCTAAATCGGTATAAGTCGGACTATATCGGACTATATCGGAAACCGGCGGAAACGCCATATATAGTATAATTATATTGTCATATGATGCTTAAAAGCCATTGACATTAATTCTCCTATTAGATGTATACAACACATGGGGAACTTTGGGCCGTTCCCCTTGCGTGTTGTATACAGTACCGGCATAACTCCTTTCAATAAACACAATGAACACATGCCATACAATCCTTGTTAAATATGTACTTCCTAATAACATAAACTGCTTGTACGATTTCATAGATTGCCGGTATTGTATAGAACATACAAACAAAATGAATAAAATTATCAGAATATGAGGTATATCCACGGCGATATATCTCATTTTTTGCATAAAAGGAACATTTGATTATTGAAAACTGAACATAATGCACATTTTTTATTTTAAGAGATATCACCTTCATAGTTTCTAATGTGATCTTTTAGTGCGGCGTGTTCGGTTTTGAGTGATTAAAGAAGAGGTGGTGAAAAGCTAGTGAATATTGTATGTACAAAATCAAAATGTCTTAACAATAAAGGCGGCAAATGTACGGCCAACGAAATATATTATGACGGTTTATGTCAAACATATTGCACTAGCCAGCACGCATCTAAACAAGTCGCCGGAATATGTACGCGATCACATGGCAGAATGAAAAGCAAAGATAACAACATACTACGATAGGGGGTGAAACAATGGTAGATAGAAAAACATATACAAAGAAAACATATACAGACTGGGAAGCAGAAGAAAAGATACTACTTATCGAAGGTTGGGCGCGTAACGGTTTAACTAACGAGCAGATAGCCGAAAATATGCAAATATCTGTAGTAACCCTTTGGGACTGGCGGAAGAAATCAACTAAAATTTCTAATGCCCTAAAAATAGGGAAAGAAGAAGCGGACTTGAACGTTGAAAATGCACTTTATAAAGAAGCGTTAAAGGGAAATACAACCGCAATTATATTCTGGCTTAAAAATCGTAAATCTAAAGAATGGCGCGATAAGATACAACAGGAAATTACAACAGAAAGCGCCGTTAAATTGGTTATTGATAATAACGAATTGAGTGATACAGATGAGTAAAACAAATCTGTTTCGCGATGTAATACGGCCAACGCCCAAGCAAAAGGAATTTTTAAGAGCAGTAAAGCAAAACATATATACACTATATGGTGGCGCTGCTGGTGGTGGTAAATCATATATACTCCGCTGGGGTTTGATATGGCTTTTAATTGATTGGTTCATCAAAACAGGAATTAAAGGCATACGTGTTGGGTTATTCTGTGAGGATTACCCAAGTCTTGATGATCGTCAAATATCCAAAATCAAAATGGAGTTTCCGGAATGGCTAGGAACCTATAAAGAAAGCAACCATGAATTCACATTGAACGATGAATTAGGCGGCGGCGTTATCTGTTTCCGTAATCTTGATAAACCTAGTAAATATCTTTCTAGCGAATTCGCAGCAATAGCGATAGATGAATTAACCTTGAATAGTCGCGACGTGTTCGACTTCTTGCGTATGCGTTTACGTTGGACCGGTATAAGTGATACTAAGTTAATCGCTGCAACTAACCCCGGCGGCAAGGGCCATATGTGGGTTAAGGATTTATTCATTGATAGAAACTTTACAAAAGAAATGCAACCGTTCGCCGATAAGATAGCGTATATCCAAGCAAGGGCAAGCGATAACCCGCATCTATCACAAAGTTATATAGATGCGTTGAATACACTGCCGGAAAAACTACGTAAGGCGTACCTAGACGGCGATTGGAATATATTCGAAGGTCAAGTATTTACAGAATTCCGCACCGATAAGCATGTAATAGAACCGTTTGAAATACCGCATCATTGGCAACGATATCGATCAATGGATTGGGGATATACGAAACCATATGCAGTATATTCTTATGCGGTTGATTATGACGATGTACTTTATATTACTGGTGAGTATTACGGTTGTAAGCCGGGCATGCCGGATACTGGTACACAGGAAACGGCACGGGAAGTAGCACAAAAGATAGAACACTTGAAAGACTATCAAGGTGTAGCAGACCCCGCTATATGGCAACGAACAGGACATGACGGGCCAACGATTGCGGAAATATTTGCAACGGAAGGCGTGTATTGGACGAGGGCAGATAATGATAGATTAGCCGGACTTATGCAAGTACATCAACGATTAAAAGAAGGTAAGCTAAAGATATTTAGTAATTGCGTACACCTAATACGCACGTTACCAGCTTTAACCTATGACAAAATCAAGGTGGAAGATGTAGATACAAAGCAAGAAGATCATGCGTATGATGCGGTGCGTTATATGTGCATGGCAAGACCTGTAAAATCAATTAAACCAGAAAAACCATTTAATGACGGTTATAGATATGTTGAAGATGAAGGAGATATAAGCGCATGGGGCGTATGAGTGAAAGGGCATTGCGTGATTACGCCTATAAGGTTCTTAAATCGGAATATGGCGAACATGAAGAAAAGGGCGTTATTATTCCGGCTAAATATACAGATGCACAGTTGGCGGAATTCGCCAAAGCGATGCCGCAATGGCAATTAGAGCAAATGTACGATATGATTTGTGGTTCTGAAATGGTGGAGTAATGAACATAGAACAAACTTTTGATATATACGAAGCAAAACAAAATGTAAAAAGTGCATTAGTCGCCACGTCAGAATGGCGCAAGGCTGCTGCCGAAGATTTTGCCTTCATGCAAGGTAAGCAATGGCAAGACGGCGACTTAAAGAAAATGCGCGAAGCTGGACGGCCAGCAATTACGATTAATAGAATTAGACCGGTTATTAATCTGTTATGCGGCTATGCATCACAGAACGAAACAGAACCGGACTTTTTACCACGTAGTGAAGAAGATGATAGAATAAGCCGCGTTGCTAAAGGTATTACAAAATACTGTTTAGACCGTGCGAATTATCAACGCAATAAGGGCAAATGTTTCCGCGATAAGATTATTTGCGGTTTAGCCAATTACTGGGTAAGTTATGAATTCGACTATACGAAGTTAGACGGCACAATTCAAATTGAACGTGTTTCTCCGTTTGATGCGTTTATAGATCCAGAATGTAAAAAAGATGATTTAAGCGATGCGCAATATGTTGGCCGCTATAGTTGGGAGAGTTCAGCGAAACTAAAGCAAGTGTACCCCGATAAGGTTAATGAAATTGATGCCCTTAAACATAAGTACGATGATACCGAACAAGAAGCCGGCATAGTTGAAACGGTAGACGGCGAAGCGCTTTGGTATAACAACAATTACAATAAGATTCGTGTAGTGCAGTACTGGTATAAGGAATACGGCAAAAAGAATGTATTCATGACAAAAGAAGGGTTAATTGATGAAGCTAACCCGTTATTTGTTGTGTTAATGGCTACAGGTAAGAAACCTACTAGCATACCAGATACTAAAATTAGATATGCGACATTCGCCGATGATGTACTACTTGAAGAAGGTGAAAGTCCGTATAAACACGGTAAATTCCCGTTAGTGCGTGAATATTGCTATTACACAGGCGAATTGGTAGACGATGAACTGGAACCGGCTGGCGTAGTGCGTGATATTAAAGATGCGCAACGTGAGTTAAATAAAAACCGAAGCCAACGCATGCACGTTGTTAATCAACAATCATTAGGCGTTAAATTCTGGCAAGGTCAACTAACCGAACAGACTAAGCGCGATATTAAAAATAATAGTACTAAACCGGGCGCGAATATCTATCTTCCTCCGGGTGTAACGTTCATGGACGGCACTCCGGCAATGGATAGTAATATTAATATGGCCCTTGAACAACAATCAAGCAATGATTTCTACTCTATTAGTGGCATTACTCCGGAAAGCCTAAGCGGTAGCGTTGGCAGTATGAGCGGCAAGGCTATTGATTTACGTCAATCTGTAACAACTGTTCAAACGGCTGGTATCTTTGAGCAATCAAAAGAAGCAGAACGACAAATTGTTAAACTATTATGGGGTGAGAAAAACGCACCGGGTTTAATTCCGCAATTTTACAATGAAGCCAAAGCAATGCGCATTATGGGCGATGACGGTCAAAAGGAATTTGTACAGATTGCACCGGGTTTAAATCAACCTATGCAAGAACAAGTATTAACCGATGCACTAGGGCAACCGCAAACAGATGCGGAAGGCAATCCGATTAAACAAGTGTTATATGATCTAAGCGCCTTTGACTTTGATATTGTAATCAGTACAAGCCAAGCAAGCGCAACGGCAAGACGTGCTAACCTTTACCAATTATTGGAAGCTAAGAAATCCGGCGTTGACATTCCTATGGATATCATTCTTGATTTCATGGACTTCCCAGAAAAAGAAACGGTTAAGAAACGCATGCAAGAAGCGGCAGAAAAGCCAGCACTTCCAGAATTGCGTGTTAGTGGCAGCTTAGACGATATGCCGGCGGAAGCATTGAGCATGTACTTGCAAACGCTAGGTGTACAGATTTCACCGCAGCAAATCATGGCGGAACGGTTAGCCTTGAAAGGTAAACAACAAAACATTCAAAATGCACCGCCAATTTTACCGCCTATGAACGGTTTAGGTACTATGTAATATAAACTATCAACACAATAATAAACGCTCCGTAATGGGGCGTTTTTATACATTTCGCCCTAAGTAACGGCGTTAAAAGGCTTGCTTATACATTATCGCCCGGCAACGGCGTTAAACTGCCATATTCTTATATTCGTCCGGCAATGACGTTAAAAGGCATAAGGGGTATTTGATATGGAAAAAGATTTAGTGAACATTGAAGAAGCTGGTTTCACTCCGGAAGATTTAGAAAACGCGGGCGTTGAACTGGAAACAACCGAAGAAACGGATACACAGGATACTGCAACAGATGAACCCTCTACAACTGATACAGTTGAAAGTGATGCGAATGATGCGGAAGTAGAACCGGAAGCGCCGAACACAAACGAAGAAACGGAAGAAACTCATGCGAACGATCACAACTTAAAAGCGGCACTTGCACAGGAACGCGCAAGACGTAAAGCGGCGGAAGAACGTGCTAGACAATACGAAGCACAACAACGGCCAATTACATTGCCAGATGAAGAAGTATCAAATATTCGCGACTTTGTACGCCGTGAAGCATTGAAACGCTTTAACATTACGGCGGAAGATTTAGAAAGTCTTATGTTTGAAGATGTACAGAAGTACAACGATTTCATTCGTTTTGAAGCCAATGCAGAATACACAATTACAAATCAGCAAATGGCAGTGCATCAACAAAGACAAACAAATCTCAATTTCGTAAATGAAATTAAATCATTGCCGAACTTTGGGGAATTATATCAACGTGGTTTAGAAAAGCTTAACGGAATGACGATGCGCGATGCGCAACCGATTAATGATGCTTTTTATCGTGTTGATATTGGCGAAGGTACAGAAGCCGATTTTGAAACCATTAGAAACTTTGTAACAGAATTGCAAAATGAACGGGCGACAAATACCGAAGTACCGAACAACCCTTTACAAGTTGCGGCGACGCTCCCGAAAGCTGGCGCGTTAAATGGTGGTGTTCCTACACCTAACAAATTAACGGAAGAAGATATTTTGAAAGCGTATAGCACAGGCAATCTTGATGCATTGCCGGACGATGTACGCAAATATTTTGACGAATTATAAGAGGTAAAACATGGCAGATCAAAGAAATCAAGTTAATATTCCGGCGAATTTAGTGCCTAAAATATGGGCTAAAAAAGTATGGCACGAAGGCGTAAAAGATAGTTATTTCGATAAGTTTACTGCAACGGACGGTTCCAATGTAGTACATAAAAACAAAGATTTAGAAAACGTAAAAGGTGATAGCGTTGTATTCGGTTTGATGATGAATTTAACCGGTTCCGGCGTTGAAGGCAACCGTCAAAAATTAGCTGGTGCCGAAGATACTTTGAATATTTATGATTTCACTGTAAACACTAAATTAGTGCGTAATGCGGTTTCTCGCTATGAAGCGGACGACCAAAGAACGCAATATGATATGTTGAAAGAAATCAAAATTGCATTGAAACAATGGCTTTCTGATTGGTTAGATGATAGATTAATTTCTAGACTTTCTTATAATCCTTCTAACGGTGAAGTATTATATGCAAGTGCAGCCGGTACGCAATCCAGCATTACGGCAAACGATAAATTGACAACAACTATTATTTCTCGTGCTAAACGAAAAGCGATGATGCATGCACCGAAAGTACAACCGATTAAGGTTGACGGCATGGATAAATATATTATGCTTATTCATCCTTGGGCGGCACGTGATTTAAAAGATGATCCAAAATGGTTGGAAGCGCAACAAAACGCAAATATTCGCGGTTCTAAAAACCCTATCTTCACAGGTGCATTAGGTGAATATGACGGCGTTATTCTTTATGAATATGAACGCGTACAAACTGGTAACATCGGTGCTTCTAGTGCTAACGTATGCCAAAACTTGTTATTGGGCAAGCAAGCTGCATGTTTCGCAGTATCTAGACCGGCGAAACACATTGAACAAACAGACGATTACGGCAACATTGCTGGTAATGGTATTGCGTTCTATGGCGCAGTTGAAAAAACCAATTTCAACGGTAAAGATTACGGCGTAATTAATGTTATGACTGGCGGCGCAGTTGAACGCTAATTTATAGATATGGGCGGGGTAATACCCGCCTTTATTCTTATATGGGGTGAATATGAACGTAAAACAAATAGTAAATAGGGCGTTCATGCAAATAGGCGATACATCGCAAGAAACGTATACACCATACCAACTATTGGAGTATTACAACGAAGGCAATCACCTATTGAACGCTTTAATTAGCCAATATTGCCCTAGCCTTGCAACTGCCACATATGAAGATAGAGGAACCGGGCGCATCGTGCTTCCGTTCCAATGTATCGGAGTATTGAAGGTAAAAGCAGATGATGCGGAAGTGCAAGGGTATCATGTGTTGAATTTACAAACGGTGGTATTTGATGCTGATCATGAGCAGAAAATCACCGTTGATTATATAAAAACTGCTGGTTATAAAACGCTAGATGATGAAAGCGGGCTACCGGCGGAACTTGAAACGTTGTTAGTTGATTACATCGTATATCGTGTAATGAACATGGATATTACCGGTATTACTGGCAATATGGTTAGTGCGTTGCAATCAATCAATAATGGTTTAGGAAATAATGAAAGTGTAATTGCGGAAGGGTATTGGAACTATGGTTGTAAAAGAACTGATTACTCTGGTTAATGTAGAGTCAAACGAAATACTAGATGAACAGTTAGAATATATCCAGTACATCAACGCAGCTATTGACTGGCTAACTACCATTCTAGTCAGCATTAAAGACCGTGAAGTAGTTAAGAATACAGATATACCAAATCTAAAAGGCGTTCCGTCCGATTTTATGGGGTTCGTTCCTAAGAGCGGTTATCCTATCCGCATCATTAACGGTACGTTTGAAACCTATGACGGACAAACGGTTAAGCAAGTATTCTATAGCGTACGTAAAAACCACGTAGACGAAATGGACGATACAATACCGTTTTCTGAATTCTTTCATCAGTATCTAGTGCAACTTATATCTTTCATGGTTAAGAAAAAATCACTCATGACTGATTACGCTGCCTATGATAAACAATTCATAGACTACATCACGGAACAAATTAAGGTGGCACGGGGTATAACATAATGGGCGTAAAACAAGTAGCCATGACGAATGGTTTCAGATTGGGCCTTGATTGGAGCAACCCTCCGGAGAATATCGACGTACAAGCCTTAACACAGGCTAGACAATGCGAATTCGATAGAACGGATAATGCACTCCGTACTGTTCCGGGTGTTCGTATTATGTATGATTTCGGGCAACCAGTCGAAACCTTGTATTATGATGTGTACCGTCATAAGTGGTACTTTTCTAGTGGCAGAAATTTATATGAAACTGATTTCAGTACTAATAAATTACTAGGTGCGTTGAACGGTACAAATAAGCCTAAGTATCATGCGTTTGGCGGTGATATCTTAATAGCAAGCGGCGATAAGTTGCAAGTTGTTTCGGGTTCCGGTAAATTGGCAACGCTAGAAAGTCCGGTGTGTGATATTGTTTCAAGTCATTCCGGGCGTGTATTGATTGCTTCTACTAAATCGCATCGGTTGAATTGGTCAGCAGTAGGCGACTACAACGCATGGAACCATAACAACAACGATGCATCAAGTGCGCAGTATGTAGACGTTGGCTATAAAGACCAAGGCAATATTATTGCCGTTGATTTCCTATCACGTGCAATCATCGTATACAAAGAATACGGGCGCGTGTATCAAATAGTTGGCACACCAGATGCAAAGGATTTAACTGTGTATCCGTTATCCTCTACTGGTTACTGTAGCGGTGCAACGATAAGCATTGATGATCGTAGCTATTATTTAGGTAATCAAGGTTTCATGTCTTTTATGCCTACTAATACCTATGCAGAAATACAACCGTTTGAAACTGGCTTGAACATTAATTCATATCTATTGAAGTACATTACGAAAGATTGCGAAGTATGGCACATATCCAGCCGTAAACAAATTTGGATTAAGCCATATAACGGCGATACAGTCTTTATATATCACTACTTACCACGCTATGAGGACGGGCGCGGAGTTTTCACATCAAGAAAATTCACGTACAACATCAATGATGCGGTGAATGTAGATAAAGAAGTTTATATAGCATACGGCAATAAGATTGGTATTCTTGATGAAACCACAGATACCGATGATAACGTACAAATTCAAACGTCTATAGTTAGCGGCAATAGGTTGGCAACAAGACAATTCATATTAATCATGAATTATAACTTTGTTACTCATAACCTTATTTCTGGCTATGGTACTATAGGCATTTCAAACAAGAAACCTAAGCTGATTGAATTCGCTAGTAAGTCGATTAAAACCTACTATGCGAACTTTAAGACCTACGATTATAAAGCGTTGATGAATGTCAATGAATATACAAAGACGTATAAAATCGGTGGCGGTGCTAACCGTAATGTACAGTTTAAAATCAATGTTCAAAAGGGCGCTATTTCATTACGCCAGTTAGATTATACGTATGAAGAGGTTTAAACATGGCATATAAAGAAAAATACCCTTTGGATATTACGCCACAGGGTGATACAGTTCCGGAAAGTATCAAGAAAAACCGTGATGAACTGTTAAATATTGCGCAACAAATGGAACTAAAAGCCGGCGGCGGTGGTACTGGCGGCGGTGGTGGTGGCGGCCTACGCAATCGCGTGTTAAGTGGTAAAGTAAGCAATGGCGAATTTTCCTTTTTAACTGGCGACAACCTAAGCGTAATGATTGACGGCAGTCAAACGCCTGTTCTTGTTTCATTCGCTGACGGTTTCAATGATTACGGCGCCGTTGACTATATCCAAACAATTAACCGTAAGCAAAGTGCATGGAGCCTACCGGCTAATAGTACATCGTATTTATATATTGAACGTTCCGCATCTGGCGGCTTAACCTATGGCAGTACAACACTTGAACCACTACGCCAGCCAAATGCACCAGCAGCGGCAACAGATAAAATGTACTACAACACCACAAACGAAAAAATGAATGTGTACACAGGCACATACTGGAAAAGCATTTTACGTGTAGTGGTGGCTATTGTAGTAACAGATGCAACGCGGGTTAAGTCGATTAAATATTATGATCCGTACTTAAACACGGCAACCGATGCCGTAATAGGTACGCGCACGGTAGACGGTAAAGACTATATGATTACTGACATTCTAAATAAAATGGCGGAAGCTATTAAAAAGATTGCTGGTGATGCTAGTTTTACCAACAACCCGAGCCGTACATTAAAAGCGCTATCTGATACGGTAAATGGTTTAAGTAGTGTTTACTACAGAAAAACCGATACAGTAGCGTTATCAACACGGGCATTAAACGCAGACAATGCAATACATGCGGGAACGGCAAATATCGCAACGCAAAACGTCAATAAGTCCGGCGATACCATGACGGGTACGTTAAAGGTTCCGGGCATTACTAACGGTGCGATTGATTTAGACCGTTACGCATCGAATAAAATCGGGTATAGCGGTTTTACATTTGGTGAATGTAATAACTACAGCATATGGGGTTCCACACGTTGGGGAATTGGTGTTATGTTTCCGTGGAATACAGGAGATTCCCGCGTATTAGGCACTCAACTTTATTTTGCTAATAGTAATGCGGCGTATATTCGGTTTGATAACAATTCAAATGTGAATACAGAATGGCAACGTATCGCAACGTTTGAAAATAATAATACGCTAACATTCCCAAATGGCGCTAAGTTGAAGGTGGAATAACATGCCTAATCTAGTACTTGAAAAAGGCGGTCAAACGTTTAGGTTCGGACTGCACGAAAACAAAGGCGTAACACGTGGCAAGTTTATTACTGTTCCATACAACGGTAAAGACTACTACGCACGATATGGTGATACACCTACACCGTTAAAGATTGAGAAAAATGGACGAACGTATTCCATTCAATATGAACCAGTTGAATTCACAACGTATTCATGGGCCAAAAATGGTAGACGTAACGGCGTGTATGAAGAAAACGTATTCTTGCCGAATGGTAAATATAGAGTTACGTATGACTATACAAAAGGCAGGCTTGACGACACTCGGTTTAGATATGGGCATGACGAAGAAGAATTCGCTGTAAATACAAGCCAAGAAGTACCTATTAAGGTAGAGTACAATCAAGAAGTTAATATACACAGAATGTGGGTAACAATTCCCGGTGTATACAATGGATATAAAAACGGCTTGTATACAGATATTGAATTCAAAATTGAACGAATAGGGGAATAACAATGCAGCTTGAAAGCCTTGAAAGTATGATAAAAGACTATGAACGGCGCACGGGCGAACGTATCAGCCTTGAAGGTTTTTATTTCGATGAAAACAACAATTACAAAGATAAATATAACTACTACTTTAAATGGTTCCCTAATGCGGGGTTCCTGTTCTGGAGTATCAACGAGCATGAGGGCGAACGGTACTTTACCATTTGGCAAACATACGGCGATATGAAAGTAATAGGTAAATATATTGTTGAAGTAATGAAGATGAATGATCTTGATGTAATTGTAACGGCAACACATCGCAGCGTGCGCGGGTTCATTAAAAAGTGGAACATGGAACGTGTTCCAACTATGGACTATTCCTATAATGGTTTTGATTACAAAGTACTGAAAACGGTGCGTAAGCATTTAGAAGCGACTTTGTAGAAAGGAAAAACATGTTCACTTTTAACTTGCAAATATTTGGCGGCGGTGGCAAGAAATCGAAGGTACAAAGTATTGATGCTAAACTACCAGATGCAACGGCCGACGAAAAGCAACTGTTACAAGGGCAAATGGGTTGGATAAACAAAACCAATCAAAGCGCCAACACCTTGCAAGGTATGGGCGATAGAGCCTTGAACAACGTGATAACGCCAGAATACGGCAATATGTATAATTCGTATCTAGGCGCTAACCGTGGCAATCAAAATGCAATCGGTGCGTTACAGAATATGGTAACAACTGCCGGCGCCAAGAATTTGACTGATAACACCAGATACGCCAATCAACTAGCGGCAAGCGTTGATACTATGAACAACGGCGCGAGCCAACTGGCTAACGAATATAACGGCGCATTGCTTAAAAATCAAAGTGCAATGGATAGTATCACAAATGGCCAACTACCTACAGGCTATGCAGATGCAAGACGTCAAGCACTCAACAATGATTTACAGGCAACAGTAGGAAACGTAGTTTCTGGCCTAGCAAGTCGCGGTATTGTTAATTCATCTATCACAGATAGTACATTGAATGATATTAGCAAGAACGCATCGAATACACTTGCGGCACAATATTCAAATGATTTAGGCCAAGCGGCAGCACTTAACACGCAAGCGCTTAATAACAATTTAAGCGGCATCGGTGCAAAAATGGGTTTATGGGGTAACACCTACAACAACCAACAAAACGGCATTATTAATCAAGCAAATCTAATGAATCAAGGTTATGCAAATCAGATGAATAACGCCGGCACCGCGGCGGGGTTAGTAGGTCAACGCGAAGGGTTAGCACAAAACCCAATTAATACAGGCGCAACAACACAAAGCGCAGCTATTCAACCGGCTAAGGATTACTACTCTATGAGCCAGTTGAATAACGCAGATCAAGAAGATTTACTTAATAGATTTATGTCATTACGCTATGGACTGGCAGCACCAACTCAAACAATGGTTAAGCAAGGTTCTGGCGGTTTCTTTGGAGGGCTTATGAAAGGTTTTTGTTTTGTAGCGGGTACTGAAATTGCAACGCCAGAAGGTGGCAAGGCAATCGAAACGTTTGTAAATGGTGATACTGTTATCACTTTGGGTGCGGTTAATGATGTAATTGCATTGCACGATATGGGCGAAAAAGAAACACATCGCCTTGAAACTGTATCTTTTGGCGTAACAACCACAGGCACGGAAAAAGTATTAACTCCGGAAGGCTTGAAAATAGTTAGTGAGTTGGTAGTTGGCGATGTTATTATGACGGTTAACGCTTATGAACCTGTTACATTCAGCGAAGCAACTGGCAATACTGAGCAAGTATACGAATTGCAATGTACTGGTGATAATATGTTCTACGCTAACGGCATTATGGCGGAAGGTATCAATGAAGAAGAATTGAAAGCTATTGCCGAAGCACCAGAAGTAGCACCGGAAGAAACACCGGAAGAAAAGCCGGAAAAGAAAGCCACAAAAAAATCTAAGAAAGCGGATAAAGTAGCAGAAGAAGCAACCGAAGAAGTTGAGAAAGTAGAGGAATAACGCTATGGGCGTAATCTATGTTAAAGACTTTGAACCGTGGGCGGCGTTAGGCGAATTAGCGGGGCAATACTTTTCGCATCGCTTAGGCGCTTTGCAGAATAATAAAATGGCTAAAGGTTACCAGTCTATGCTAGGCGGTGGCGGTGGTGGCGGGGAACAAGATCCTAACGCACTGCAAATCATGGAAAACAACAACCGCACGGCCGGAATGGTACCACAACCTAATAGCGCGGGGCAAATCAATCAGTTACTAGCTAATTCTAATAACCCTATTGCCAATAATTTAATGCAAAAAAATAATGTTGGCTTATGGGGTGGCCAAAATCCGGCAGCACCAGCACAACCAATGCAAGCGAACACGGATACACCGGCACCAACGCCGATTAATGATGCGCGCTTTACTGGTTATGCTAATGCGCCAAGTCCTACGCTACAACAACAATTACAGGCACAACCGCAACAAGCGCCACAACCACAACAAAATACGGGGTTATGGAATTTCCAAAATTTAAATAATACTGGTATTAATACAGGGGTACCGCAATCATATCAAGAAATGATGCAACAACGGCAAAACGCACCTTTTTATGGGGCGCCCAAATCGGTAGAAAATGGTAATACTGATGCGGATAAAGCGCCGGTTCAATATTCGATACCAGATAAAGCAACCGTAACAAGTGAAGCACGTAAAAGACTAGGGGCCAATACGTTAGCCCTAGTTAAAGCGGGTTTTGACTTCAAGACTGCACAAAGTCTTGCAAGTGATCAATACCAGAACGACGTTAGCACTATGTATGCGCAACAAGTAAACGACTATCAAGAAAAAGTGCTTGAACCTATGCGCCAACAAATCATGAACAATCTTGTATTTACACAGGATAAAGACGGCAACCCGGTTGTAGATACCTATAACACGAAACGGGTTAAAGGATTGGCGCCAGCCGTTGCAAGATATAACTATCTAGCTGGTAAGGTAGGCGCTGGCACTATTGATATGAATAACTTGAATTCTATTGCGGCACTTGATAAACCGGATTATAAATTTAGTTCCGCACAAAACGGCCATATTGTACGCTACAACATGGGCGACGGTACTATTCAAGACATGGGCGGTTATGGCAAGGTTGAAACGAAACAATTCGCCAACGGTCAAGTAATCGTAATGACACCGGACGGTCAAATGAAAAACATCGGTAATTTCGGGGCGAAAAATATCAAGGTTATGCCGGACGGTAAAACGTATATTGTTGGCACAGACGGCAGTATGAAATATGTAGGTACGCACGTTAAACCGGCAACGCCGGCACAATCTGGTACTAGCGGATACAATGCACAAGTATTGCGTACGTTATCCGCGCAGCATACTGCATGGGTTAAATCTAATCCAGATAAAGCAGAAACAGAAAGTCCTTATTACGGGCAATTACAAAGTGCATTAAGTGGTGCGCCTACTGCTGGCGGCGGTGGTGGTGCTGGAGCGCCAACAGTTAAACGGCAGCCGACGTATTCAAGCGAAGAACAAGCAGCGGTTTCTAAGCGAATGAACGAACTTTCAGCGCAAGGCTGGAGCGATGAACAAATTGCAGCGGAACTTGATGCGGCCGGATACGGGCAGTATAAATCGTGGTTAAAGTCTTATTAAATATAAAGGGGTAGGAAATGGGTGCGTTTGATGATATTACAGGCCAATACGGCAAGGCAGTTGGGAATAATAACAACGCCTTTGAAGATATAACAACCGAATACGGTTATGACGTAGGCAACGCGCCCAAGCCTACGTTTTGGGATAGCGTTAAAAATAATGCCGAATATGTTGCTAATGGCGTTAAAAACAATATTGAATGGATTGATAAAACCGGCAAAGAAATTAATGACAATGTAGGCAATACGTTAACTAACTGGAAAGATGATGTATTAAACAAATCAAACAATCTAGGTAATGAGTATTCTAAAAGTGCTGCTAATGCCATTGAAGCTAATGGGGATAACTTTTCAGCATTTGATGATAACGGCGACTTTGTCAACGAATATGCTACGCCGGGGTTAGGTAAAGCACGGGTGGAAGCATATAACGCCGGCGTTGGCAAACCGGCCGGATACCTAGCAATTACTCCGTATGTTCCGCCGCAAGTGCGAATAGCTGCGGGCGTACTTGCGGCGCCTACTATTGCAAGTGATACGGCGGAAATGTATAACGCCAATGAAGCTGCAGAAAACGAAGGAACGGCACCGGACGGAATTTTAGGGAATAAATATGTAGCTACGGCGAAAAATGTAATTGTAGATCCTATTGCCAACCCAGTAGAACGTTTAATTGACAATCCGGGGGAATTTGCCAAAAATATAGCCATGAACCCTACTAACTTATGGGATGATGTGTTTCTACCGGCTGGTATGATACATGGGGCAACGCCTAAAAAGGTATCTGGCGCAATCGGTGAACGCGTGGGGCGTGTTAGTGAACATATCAAAGAAAAGGCATCTAATGCATTTGAGGATATCGGGGAACGCTTTAAGAAGGAAGAACCGCATATGCAAGAAGGGGTTTTGTATAATGCGTTTGATGATATGCCAGTACCGGAAGAAGTTAATACAGTAGAACCGCGTGAATACTCCGAAGGCGGTTTGAACGGCCAAGCCTTTGAAGGTGAAACGGGTAATATTCAAGCGGATATATATAACCGATATCGAATGAACGGTTTGAGCGACGTCGAAGCAGCGGGCATGACTGGTAATATTGGTGCAGAAAGTAGTTTTAGTACTACTGTAACAAGTGGCGACGGTTACGGTTCCCGTGGTTTAGTTCAATTTACTGGTGATAGATTGAACGGCGAAAACGGCTTATTGAAATTCGCGGAACGCAAGGGGTTAGATCCATGGGATTGGCGTACGCAAGTTGATTTCAGCGTATGGGAGTTACACAATACCGAAAGCGCTGCATTAAAAGAAATGCGTGCAAGACCAGATGCAACACCGGCGGAAATGGCAAAAATTATTCGTGAGCATTACGAAAGACCAGACGCAGCCGTAGCACATGATGAAGTGCGTGCAGAAATTGCAGAAAATACATTTAAAGGCAATTACGGTAAATATGAAAATGGGCCGCGTGATGTATCGTTCAAAGATGAAACGTTAAACCCTAACTATAGAAATTATGAAGCACCGTTTAAAGATGAATTCATAGAACGGGAAATGTCAAAAACCGAAGAACCGCATGCCGATTTAAATAGTTTGATTGAAAATACCGATAAAAAATCAGTTAAAAACGAAGATTTAGGTATAAACTATCAAGGCGAAAGCGAAACAGCCCGTACAGGCGAAATAAATGAATTTCAGCCGAAAGACGCCATAAATACTGACTTTGTAGAGGGTGATAAACCTAGAATTCAAGAAAAAGCGGTTGAAAACGATGTAAATAGTCAATTTCGGTATGAAGAAGATGCTCCTAACGTAAGTTTAAAAAATGCGATTGATGAACTACCGCAAAAAGCACGTGAAACAATCGTAAATGAATTAAAAGACGTTGTGAAACATGATGCATCTGAAACACGATATACCGAATTAGAAAATAAAGTACATTCTAATACAGAAATTTTGCAAGACTTGAACCGCGCAACAAAACCGGATATTCCGAAAACCGAACTTGATGCGGTAAAAGTCAAATTGTCAGAAAAACTTGATGTACCAGTTGAAGCATTGAACCATGAACACATGGAACGCATCCGTACGGAACGCGCTGCCGAACTCATTGCAGATACGCAAGAACTTAAAACGTTACGAGCGGAACCGGCAGAAGGTGGCGTGAGTCAATACGCGCAGCAACCTAGCCAATTACTAGAACATGCAACACATGAACAAGTACACGAAGCCTTTGTGAAAGCCTTTGACGGCAACGAAACAATGGCAAATCGTTATTTGGAAAGTAAAGGTGTTAGACCTACGGAACCGCTACAATATAGCGTAAGGGGTAAAGATACACCGCATACTGGCATTGATGAAGTAGAACGATTAGGGCGAAGCGTAACACGTAAAGAAATATTAGATGCAGTTAATCACTTGTTTAATCAACGTGTTAAAAGTGGCCGATTGGGTAAAGAAGGCGTTGGCGGCTGGTACAATACAAAAACCGATGTAATTCGTAGCGGTAATTATGGCGATTTACGCGTAATCATGCATGAGCTAGGGCATTATGTGGATAACTATTTTAAATTCAGTAATGAACCACGGTTTAACAACGAATTTAATAGGGTTATTCAAGACCGTTTTGGAAAAGCCTATGATAAGTTAGGCATGGAAGGCGTACGCGGTGAAGGCTATGCGGAATTCTTTCATGATTATGTAAGCGATCGCACCAAAGCGAAACGGGAATTTCCGGAATTTTACAAACACTTTACCGAAAAGATTGCAAAAGAACCGGAGTTAAACGGCATCACAAATAAATTATCCCAATTAGTTCACGAATGGCACCGTCAAGGCGGGGTAGAACGTGTAAAGGGTAGCATTTCGTTTGAAAGTAAAGGCAAGGTAAACCAAGCCGTTGATGCGGTTAAGCGTGGTGAAACGCGCGACGTTATCAAAAAAGCGATGAGCGACGTATACACTAAATTGGTTGATGAATTAAACCCGTTGAAGGATTTAGTTGAACAAGTAGAACGTGAAACAGGCGAAAAAATAGCGTTTGATGATAATCCATATATGCAAGCATGGCTTGCGCGTGGCTGGGCCGGTAAGGCGGAAGCACTAATAGAACACGGCGTACCGGAGCATAAAATACCGGCTTTTAAAGATATTATTAAGGATATCGGGAAAAACGAACACAAAGAATTTTCCGCATATTTGGTGGCGTTACATGATTTAGACCTACACAAAAACAAACAGAAAGCAACGTTTGAATACACCGAAGATGCTGCCGTACTGGGTAGACATGCCGGAAATGAACGCTTTCAAAAGGCGGCTAAAGAAATCTATAAATATCAAGATTATCTATTGGCAATGCTAGTTAAAGAAGGTTTATTGACTGTTAAGGCATATCATACAATGCGCAAAATGTACCCGCATTATATTCCGTTCTTCCGTGATATGTCAGACGTAGGTATGCAATCGTTCTTATCTGGTGGCAAGGGGTTTATTGATGTATCTAGTCCGGTCAAACGGTTAAAAGGTAGTACGCGCGATATCATAGATCCGTTAGAAAGTATCATCAAAAATACATTCCAATTCTATAATGCAGTAGAACGCAATCACGTTGGCCGTACATTTGCAAAACTTGCCGATAAAAAAGGCGTAGGGCAAATAGTGGAACGCGTGAAAGGCGATAAAGCAAAAACAGATAATACATTCAACGTATGGGAAAACGGCGAAAAAGTAACATACGAAACAACACCAGAACTTATCGAAACTATGCGTATGTTGGATAAAGAACAATCTAGTATGATTATGAAAATTTTATCTTATCCGGCGAATTGGTTGCGCGCTGGTGCTACGTTATCGCCAGAATTTATCTTGCGAAACCCTGTACGCGATATGATAGGCGCGGCGATTTATTCTAAACATGGTTTCATTCCTATTGTTGATACATTTAAAGGCTTATCTTTGTATTTGAAAAAAGGGCAAGCATACTGGGAATATAAAAAATCTGGTGCAGCACATGCGGCAATGGTATCGTTAGACCGCGACTATTTAGGCGGCCAATTACGCGATATTATGAAGCGTGAAAGCAAATTTACAAAGCTAATTAAAAACCCTATTGAAGCATTGCGCGCCATGAGTGAAGCAACAGAAATGGCAACACGATTGGCAGAATATGACAATGCAAGAAAGGGTTATACAAGCATTAGCAATCGCCTATTTAGTAAAGAAAGAAAGCCATTATCAGCGCGTGAGGCGGCATTAGAAAGCCGTGATATTACGTTAGATTTCAGCCGTAGAGGTACAAACACAAAGAAAGCTAACCAAGTAATAGCTTTCTTCAATGCTACAATTCAAGGCGCCGATAAAATGGCCCGTGCGTTTAAAGAAGATCCGCGCGGTATGACGGTTAAAACTATGCTTTATATTACCCTTCCTAGCGTGTTGTTGTGGTACATGAATAAAGATGATGAGCGATATCAAGAGTTACCTCAATGGGAAAAAGATACATTCTGGATTATTCCTGGTAAAGAAAATATGTATAAAATTCCTAAGCCGTTTGAAGCTGGCATCTTATTCGGTACGGCGTTTGAACGTATGTTGCAGTACATGGACGATGAGAAAAACGACCGAAAGGGCGTGGGTTTTAAAGGGTTTGGGGAACGTGTATTTGATAGTTTCGCGCCAAGTTTCATGCCTACGGCTATGATACCTATAGTTGAAGCAACAACAAATTATTCATTGTTTAGACAACGGAATATTATTCCGCAATCTCAAGAAAATTTACCGGCACGCCTACAGTACGGCGCTAATTCTAGCGAAGTCGCAAAATTTGTAGGCGATAAAATCAACGTTTCACCGTATATTGTAGATAATACAATAAGAGGGTACGGCGGCGGCCTTGCTGGGTTGGGTTTAAGCGCTATTGATGCGGCATCTGGTGCAAAAGAAAATAACACCGCTAAAAAGTGGTACGAAGCGCCGGGGTTAAGAGGGTTTACCGCGGCACCTTATCAATCGTCAAATAGCGTTCAACGTGTTTATGATGATTATAAAGAGCAAGAAAAACTGCATAATGCGTTCAAGCTAACAGGGCAACGGCCAGAAGGGTACGATGCCAAAGAATTTGCACGGCTTAAAAATGCAAGTGATAGCCTAAAGAACTTGAACAAAGCATCTAAGGCTATTATTAATAATGAACGCATGAGCGGCGAACAAAAGAGGGAACAACTAGATAAAATTAATATTAGGAAAGCCAATATAGCGCGTAGCGTATATGGGTTAGGTAAGGTCAAATGAGGAGTAAGTAATGGATCATTTCACTAGGTTTTTTATTGAGTGTTGGAACTCTTTAACGGAAGGTTTTATTTTAAAAACTCTATTAAGCGGCGCCGGTGCGCTGGGTATGTGGCTAATAGGTATAAAACACGTTCAAATATTGGGCGTGTTTATTTTATTGGTATTCGTTGATTTATTCACGAAATGGGCGGCAATCGCCTATAAGATGCTAATTGATGAATACGGCTATAACGTCGAAGAAATTGCAGTATGGGAAAAGTACCGTGCAATACCGTTGGCGTTTGATAAAGGCCTAATTTCTAGCCGATTTATGCGAAAAGGTTTTGTTTTTAAAGTGCTGACATACGTCGCCGCTACACTTGCCGCATTTTTATTTGATGAAATGAGCGGTCAAAAGCAGTTTGCGGTATCGCTTGTTTGGCTATATTTGGGTTCCTGTGAATTCCTATCTATCATGGAAAACCTACGCGACGGCGGAAATGCTATGCTAGGTAAATTCTTAGATTTAGTTAGAACAAAAATTGAAAACAAAGTTAAATTATAGGGGGTACCATGCGAGGTATTGACGTAAGCGAAAATAACGGTGTAGTTGATTGGGGCGCGGTAAAGGCAGCGGGGTTTGATTTCGCTATTATCCGCATCGGTTATGGTCGCGGTAATTTAGATAGTGAGTTTTATAACAACGTAAACGGCGCCATTAATGCCGGTTTAGCTATTGGGGTATATCATTATTCCTACGCTATGAACGAAGAACATGCAGCAGATGAAGCCGAATTTGTACTAAATACATTGAGCGATGCCGGCTTAACTGTTGATAAGTTGCCTATGGGCGTATGGTTTGACATGGAAGATGCGGACGATTACAAGGCGGAACGCGGCATGCCAACGGGCCAACAATTAACAAATATTTGTAGCGTGTTTATTAATAAATTATGGCAAGCTGGGTATGTAAATACTGGCTTATATGCTAATTATGATTGGCTAACAAATATTTTAGACGTTAGTCAATTAGGCGGTTGCGCTATCTGGTGCGCACAACTTAATAGCCAATGCGACTATGAAGGGGCCAATTTATGGCAATACACCTTTACCGAAAATATCGAAGGTAAAGAGTTCGATGCGGATCTAGTTCTAAACTGGCCTATTTAATAGGGGGTAATTATGGATACTATCATTCAATTATTAAGGCGATATGCACCGATTATCACCGTAGCAGCGCTTATGCTGCTGGTGGTGGTAGTTGGTTTATTTTGCTACAAAGTAGCTTATACAAAGAAATTGCAAGAACCTGTTATCTTAAATCAAGCAGTAGTAAAGAACCCGCAGAAACTGGCGGATACATTAAAAATCACGCCAAAGGCAGCGGAAGCAGTTGTTTCCTATAAGGAAAATACTGAACCAGTAGCGACGTATTACACAAAAGCGCCAACACTACATGATGCGGCAGTAATTACAAAGAACGCTATTCAAGATAAATCTCCGAATATTCCAAAGGAAGCTATAGAAAAAAGCGATAGAACCGCAGTTGTTGAAAATACCGATGAACAAAAGATTGATGTATATAAGATTAATCTTAACAAAACGCACCGCATAATGGGCGGCGTTACAGTATTGGAAACCGGTAAAATATACGAAACGGTAGGGTATCAATCCGGCGACTTTCAAGGCCTAGCGCATTTTGACGGGAAGCATTTCAAAGGGGCCAGCGCGCTTTATACATTTGCGAAATGGTAGGTGATCCGATTATCTCCGCGCCGTACGGTTTACGGCATATTGTGTTTAATCAAAGAGGTATAACGAGATGAAAACATTTACATTTGAAGGCAAAACGCATATGTTCGCGGAAGAAGTAGAACCAAAGAAAGACGGTTTATATACCGCAACACTCACAGACCATAATAACGTACGTTGTGAAATGTGGTTTGTAAACGGCGAATTGAAACGCCTTGTTGAATTAGATTAATAATAAAAGGGGTACCATAAGCGGTACCCCTCTTTTTTATTTGACGTCAAAAATACGGCAAAAATTTCATGTAAAACTATATAATTTTGTGGATAAGATTTTAAAATTTACGTTGTGGCCAATCAGTCAAAGCCTATAATATGTCATTTCATGGATAAAAAACATCATATACGATATAATAAATGAG